TGAAGGGATACCACCACTCTCTCACCTGGAAGTATCCAACGCAAGCCATGCGCTGCGGAATCAAACAAGAACGGCACAATGCCGATGGGCTGGGAAAACCCCAGGGGTACGCCCCGGAACGAACATGGAAGAGCGATTGGCTTACCGCACATGAGGGCTCGAAACCCGTTCCTACAACACGCTGAACTTGCGCCGCACACAACGGCCCAGGCAGATGCGTGATGGAGTAGTGTGAGGTGTTGGTCGCGATTACCCACTTCGATCAGTTGTCAGATCGTAAACTGACTAGGGCCGGCCGAATCCTGCACCCCGAACAAGAACCAGCTACAACCAAACCACAACTCACCATGCGCCTGACAAAAGCGTGGAGAGACAATGGCTGGTTCTACATTCTGTCCGAGTGGCTTCCCAGAGCCATAAAGACCAAAATGTGCACCTGGGAGTTGAAGAACTCCAGGGGCAAAATGACGCTAGTAGGGAAGAACTACTGGCGCATGTGGATGGTACCAGCACTGATACTGGCCATCGCACTAACAAGCACAGCATGTTGGTACGCGGATGTGAGAGTACCGACAATGCGAGAGTGCGCTTACCAGGCTTCATGGATGCGTTCCGTGTTAACCCAGAGTGAAGAGATGGATCCGACCATCACTCTCTACTGGCCAACGGTAAACAGGGGTGAACCACCGGAGCTTGATGAGGAGCCAGGCACGTGGTTTGGGTGGCTATCTGAAGGCACACCAGTAAAACCCAAGAAGATGGGGGGAAAGATACCCACAAATCTGACGACGTACACACTCGAGCTACCAGGATTTTCTGTGATCGGGGGGGTGTTTTGGTTCAATACCACTATCACCAACCCGTTCTCCTGGTTTAGCACGTCACCAGATGGCACCACAAAACGAGCGGTAACGTTCGAGCCGTGGGTTATCCAAGCAATCCCCGTTCACCGGCCTGCACTTGGCAAGGCAATCATAGTGGCATGCATAGTGTCCACCCTAATGACCATAGGACTGAAATTGTGGCGTGCGACGCCATTCAGCCAGATGGCAAAGTTCATGAAGCGCAGTAACTGGCTACAGAACACATCGGGTGAGACCAATCCGCAACGTCCGTCAGACAAGTACTATACTGACGACGGGATTGTTGTGCGTTCCACCGTGTGGGATCACGCGAACCAATGCTGGCTACATGAGCCGCTTGGCGTCAACGCAGATGGCACGGCACACCGAAAGTGCGACCAGGTACAGCCACCGCACTGGCTGTCACCAATGTTTGGCGAGCGCCTCCCAGATTTTGAGGGTGCCTATCGGGACCCCCTCCTCAACCTCAACCACAAAGGGGAGGCCAAAACCCCAACCGGTAAACAAACCATCCACAGGCACCGTAACAACGGGCCAACACTCGGCCAGCGCGCGCTCTTATACGTGCGGTCGCAGTTCAATCATGCCTTGCCAGAAAACAACAAGGCTAACCGCATCCTCGTTGGGTCCCACCTTCACAAGTTCATTGAGTCAATCGGTGGATACAAATCACTACGCGTAGTGGATCACAGAGAACTGTACACAACTGTGATGTGCCACGCGTTTGTACCCACCCATGAAGACCTCAGGGTAGTGAAGACGCTGACGAACCCCGCTGTGCAACAGTACGTTGCGCGTGGGCATTTCAAGGACCAACAATAGGGGGGCCTGCGGCGGTGTACTGGATACTCGTGGAGCAAAAATGAAGAGCAA